TCTATCTACACTCCAATCTGCTGCTGTAATTGCCATAATTGTTTTTTTGTTTTTGTTGTTTGTGTTAAGTTATGAATAAGTTAAGGTTAAACGGTTTGTCCAATCTGTTTCCAGATTAGTTACCCCCGCTGCAGTTTCCACAACGCCATCTAGGGCTCTAGTAATAGTATGTACTGTATTTAATATATAACCGGCATAAATATAAGGTGAAGTAAAGTCACTTCTATAATATTGAAGAGCATCTTTACCAGTTCCACCCCCAGAAAAACCTTCATCGATTAATCTTTGTTTAGTATATATGTAAAGAGTGTCTACCTTATGATTTTTTGTACTTCCTAGATCTCCATAAGGATCACCTTCTGTACCGATTACCCTATCTTCTGGGTGAATATCATCAGAATCGTATGTATTAATTTTAGGCATTTACCTTAGGATTTTTCTTGTTGCATTTCCATATTGTCAACTCTAGCCGCTACTTCATAGATTGAAAGGTCTTTAATCTCAAGTCCCGCTAGTGCTAATATCTTTATAACTAAATCAGTCTCCTCGCTAGGGTCTAGCTCAAAATTAACTGAGGTAGATGCATCGTATTGGGCAGTCCCAAACACTGTAGTATATCCCCAGACAGTTTTAACTGGTATTTTAATATATTCTGCTGAAACATTTGCTAAATCTCCGACTCCTATTACAGTATCTCCATAAATTCTAATTCCTTCTGTAGACTCTGTATAGACAGGGCAAGCGTTTGTAGGTTGTGCTATAGGTGATTTTGATATCTCTCTATATTTTTTCTTTGTAACCTGTTCAACTTCTATATCATTAAAAAGCATACTACTTAATCGATAACAATCACTAGGTAATATAAAATGAGGATTACTATAAGTAACATCACCTTCTTTTAAAAACTTAGCAATCTTTGTTTCTAATATAGAAACCATATCTGCATGATGAGTATTATTCCCAACAGCTTGCGTTAAATAATAGTCTAAATCGTAGAAATAAGCTTCCAGTATACTTAGTTGTACTTGATTTGCATAAAGATTAAACTTTTGGGGGGTTAAAAACCCACGCTGTTCTTTATTTAAAATAGAAAGTACTCTCTGGTATACTGTATCAACATTAACTGCCATGATATATTATTTTTTACGTCTAGTTACAGGTACGCAGTTAGGCACCTTTTTGTTTCCTTTGGTTTTCATGCCTACTGCTTTATATCCTTTCCAGCATGATTTCTTTTTACCTTTCATATTAACATTTCCATTTTCTTAATGCTAAAGCCTTTCTTGTAGGTTTACCATCTGGTTTTTTCATTGGTCCTTTTACTCCGCCCATTCTTGCACAAAAAGATTTTCTTCTTCCTGCTGCTTTACTTCCCTTCTTAACCTTACCTGTTACAGCGGTTTTAAGCTTAGAGCCTGGATTAGCTTTTCTGTAAGCCCTAACCCCTTTCTCTGTCATTCCGCCTGACTTACTATAATTCTTAGCTGACTTTCGTCTCGTGGGTGCATTACCCTTCTTTTTGTCCGGCATATTATTTTTTCTTTTTCTTGTTTTTAATTTCAATTGCTTTCTTCACAGTTTTACCTGAGTTTTTACTTTTATTCCCGGGAGATAGGGTTACTGAATGTCCACTACTATCCGTTAGTCTGTAGCGGTTAGCACCTTTTATCTGTTTTACGGTGTGGTTAGGATATCTTTTTTGAATCGCACTCACAGCAGATACTTTCTTTTTAGGAGCAGCTGCTTTTTTTGCTGGAGCTTTCTTTTTTAGTTTTGGATGTGGCATAATATTTGTTTAGTTAAAATTTACCCTCGTAGTTTTAACAAGGGTAAATTTAGTTATTAATTATATTCTCTTTACGATACTCTGGTAAATCTCAATACCATCGTCGGTTTTAAAGAATGCAGCTAATGCTGAATAAGGATTTTCTCCAAAAGGAACAGTCATAATCTTCCTATTAGTAGCTTTCCACACAATAGTTCTTTGGTCGTTTGCTAATTCTAAAACTCCAGCTTCAACCGCTTTAACTCCTACGTTTCTAAGTTCGATGTTTTCATCATTCGCTAATTCTAAAAACAACTGTGGGTTATTCCTAGCCATAACACGAACATCTCTTCTAATCTCTTTTGATTTCATTTGTGAAACTGCATTTCCAACTTCAACTCGTAAAATAGCCTCAGCTAAGTCGATTTCCATATTTGCAGCTGCATTAGCGGCTTCTAATTGTAGATCCATATAATCTAACTCATCAACCGCATTTTTAACTTCATCTAACTCTTTATAGATAACCCCATTTAAAGGATGATATAAAGATAGTAATTTTTGCAGAGCTTGCTTTGCTTTTGGTACGAATAAAGTTCCATCTCTAAACACAATATGTGTTAATGTAACGTGTCCTTCTTGTTCGTCCACAAAGATTGATCTTTGGTTAGTAGCATAACGAATTTCTCTCTCATAACCTTTTGCCTCATCAAACCATAACAAAGGGCGTTTAGCCGTGTGTCTGGTTGGCAATGTCATTATTATTGGAGTTTTTCTAGTTGCTAGAACGTATACTCTGTCTTTTATTTCCCAAGTGTCTACTGGTGCTTCAGGTGCTTTTGCAACTACTGGTGCTTCTGCTTCATACGAAACAGTTGTTTCTACTTGTACTTTTTTTGGTGCAGCCTTCTTTACTGCAGGTTTTTTAGCTTGTGCCATAATAATATGATATTATAAAATTGTTGAAAATTAATTAAGAGTAATAACTACCCCCGTAATTTTAACGAGGGTAATCATTACAATATTTAAACCCTATACAGTTGCTTTGAACTCGATAAAGTTGTTTGCTCCTTGAACACATAAACATCTTTCAGAAAGCATTTGTACATTCATCTCATCGATGTCAGATGTAGCAGCTCCTACAGATCCAGTGATCCAAGACTTCATTTTTCTGTTATCAGCTTCAGAAGCTCTATAACGTACGTGTAAGAAAGGTCTTGAGATATTCTTACCAAGATTTTGATCGTATACAGTTTTTACACCTGCAGGGATCAACATACCTTGTACGTCTCCAGTTAAACCTCTAGTTGAAGCATCGTTTAAGTATTTCCAGTCAGTTTTGTAGAAGTCATAAGATCCTCTTCTGAAACCAGAAAAACCTAATTCAAGCGCCATATCCTCTTGGTTACTGAATACTCCGTAAGAAGTACCACCAGCTCCATAAGAATTAGCACGTGCTAACATATTGTCGATATCTAAAGAAGTTCCTCTATCTAAGTAAAGCATGTTCTCTTCAATAGCTCCTTGTTTATCTAACTCGCCTAAGATTAAGTCAAACTCAGCTAATCCAGTTAATCCGGTAGCGTTGTTAAAATCTTGATCGTTAAATACTAAACCTCTAGACTCAACAGCTGCGAATAAACCTTCAGTACCTGTTACTTCAAAAGTACCACCTGTTTGTGGGTCAGCTGCAGAAGTAATAGATACAGCTGCTTTTTCAGCTTCAATCATTTCCATTTCTAAGTAATCTTCGAAACGTAATCTAGTTTCGTGCTCAGACTTCAAGTACCATAAGTAACCTGACGCTCCATTCTCAGAAGTAACTTCTACCCATCCAATCTGAGCTGTGTCAGATCCATTGATGCTGTATAAGTCCTTAATGATTACCGGAGAGTTAGAAAACTTTTGGAAACCAGCTTCTAAACTACCTCTTTGTCCTGAAGTCCCTTTACCGTGCTCAGATCCGTAAACGAATACGGCTAAGTTAGGATTAGATACTCCTACAAAAGATGCAGGCCAAGTTGCTGAATCATATGGGAAAGCTTCAATAGTGTCAGCAGTGATAGACTTAACAAAAGCCTTAACACTAACTGGTCCTAAAGAAACTACTATTGTTTGATTTACTTTTATTGCGTGACCAACGATATCTAATGTATTGTCAGTAGCGTCATTGTCAACAGCAACAGTTACATCATTATATGCGATATGTAATCTACCTTGCTCTGACCATACAACTTCGTCAGAAGCCATTGGAATCTCTGCAGAAACCATTCTTAAAAAAGATCCTATAGATCTGTTACCGTAACGTTCAACTTCTTTTTCATACACTTCTGGTAAGAATTGTTTAGTGAAATTGAAATCATTTGATCCAATCGCCAAGTAGTTACCGTTAAATAACGTTTTAGTAGGCGATGGAGTTAAAGATGCTGGAAAAGCACCACCATTTGCAAAACTCATAATTTATTGTTTTAAAAAATTAACCTTTACTGAAACTTTTGAATTTCAGTTTGCCAGAGCTTGGTCCTTTTTCAACTGTAACAACTCTTGCTTTCATCCCGCCAGTTGGAGGAACAGCTTTACCGTGGTTTTTTCTACCACCCATATCGATGTTCTTCTTACTTGTTGCTGAAGATTTAATCGCATCTGCTTGACCTTGTTTATAAAAGTGGTCTGCAATTGCGTCTGCATTCATTGCTGTGAATAGCGCCTTGTGGTAACCTTTTTCATCTTTCAGAGCATTATCATCGCCTAAGTACTTCTTAGTAAAATTCTCGATTGAAGATTGGGTTGTTTTTGTGCCTTCGACATCTTTTACGTTATACCTGTAGCGTTTCTCACCTACTTTGAATTCAAAACCTTTGAACTCTTCGTTGAATAACTTATTGGTTTTATCCGTAAAGATTTGTTGTTTTTGGGCACGGCTTTTAAGGTCCGCCTCCTGGGCTTCATTATGTCTATTAAAAAAATCAACTGCCTTCTTTTGGTCCTGCGTAAGCGAAGACCCAGCTTTGATTTCATCATAGTACTTATCTTTCTGATCCTGTAAATGCTGTTTAGCTTTACCAAGATCTCTCTTTTTTTCTATTGATTTCCTTTTCATTTCGCGATCAGTCATTTCATCCTCATCTACTTCGTAAAGGTCCTCCATTATAATATCAATTTCTTCTGAGTCTAGACTAGGCTCTAAAGAAGCGTGATATTGACGAAGCATTTCTTCTTCGTTTAAACTATCTAAATCTACATTTAATTTTACGTAGTCTTCAATAGTACCACCAGTTTCATTCATGAAATCTGCTAGCTTTTGGATATTCTCAGGTAATACTGAAACTTCTTTCTCTTCAGTTACAACAGTGTCATCGTTGTCATCTGCAGAAATTGAATCTTCTACTACCTCTTCTTCATCCGTTATTTCTTCTAGAAAATAGCTGTCGAGATCACTATCATCAGCTTGATCATCAGTAGAATTGACAGTATCACTATCGTTGGTAACGCTATCGTCGCTATCATCAACAGCGGCAGCTGTATCATCTCCTGCGGGTGTTTCGCTATCTCCTTTAGTTTCATTGCTACTTTCTGAATCTGCTGTTTGATCTTCTCCATCGTTTTCTGGATTTTCATTCTCATTCTCCGTGTTTAAAGGTACACCGAGATTAACCTTGTGGACAGTTTCTTGCACTTCCCCAACAGCTTCTGCTGTGGTTAAGTTTACTTTTGCAACACCGTCATCGTTGTTGTTTTTCATGATAAAATATTATATGATTGTTACAATTATTAATATCACCTAGGATCGTAGGAACCTAAGTCAATACCTCTGTTTAAAGAGTCGTTTCCTTTAGACTCAAATTTCTGAGTGCCTAACTTCTCTTTATGCATTTGTTGCTTTGAAGCTTCCTTCATACCGTCTCTAGTATCTTTACGATCCTCCATATATTGGTCTTTCATAGATGGTAATGCAGTTGCTTGTTGCAATCTTATATTTAATTCGTATTCATAAAGCATTAATTCTTTTTTGCTTTTTACTTCTAACTCAAGCTGTCTAACTCCAATTTCCTCTTCAAATGCCATAGTCCCTTGTTTAGCTTGCTCTGTTTGCTGATTTTTTTCAATCTCCATTTGAGCAGCCATCTGCTGATTTTGTTGATTTGCTTGCGCCTGCGCTTGGATGTTTTCTTGTTGAGCTGCCTGTTCTCTTTCGAACTTCTTTTTCTTAGCTAACTTTAAAACTCTGTTTGCTGTCTTTAAGTTACGTACTTCTCTTACGTCGATAGCATCGTCTAAATCTATTAAACCATTTGCTAATGCAACTTGAATGTTATTCTCTAGTACAGCTCTTTCTTCTTCATCTGGCATCAATTCTATTTGTATCCCAAAGTCCCTAAGATGTAAACCGCTTAATTCTTCTAAAATTCCTACATCATGTGCACCGATACTTTGGATCCATGCGTCTTTCATAGGAGAATATTCCATTACATCTGAAATTCTAAGTGTTAAACAATCCGCAAGATACTGCGTAATTGCTAATGATCCATCTTGAATATGACGGGTAGCAGTATTTGAATTTGCAGCTGCTAATTTTTGAACACCTACTAATGCACGTTCATCTGGTGTACTACCATCACGAGCTTCATTTAATCCGGTGACATCTCTTATCATTTGTAAGTAATAGTTATACGTACTAATTAAAGATTGTATCTTATTATTACCTGAGCTGCTTGATACTTCTTGAATTGGTACTTTTCCTGGATTCATATCTCCCTCACCTGTAAACGATCTACCAATGATTGATCCTGTTTGGAAAAACATTTTCATCGCTTCTGCGGGATTATAGTTTGTACCATTACCTAAATCAATCTCAGCTAAACCATCTGCATCAATATAGATACCGTCTGGCATCATTCTAGATAATACTTGTTGTAATTTTAAGTGGGTTATTTGAATCATATTTGCAAAACCGGTAATTCTGCCTACTGTACTTTCAATAGTTCCTTTATACATACGCGGTGCGCATATACTATAATTCATCATTACTTTCTGAGACGCTGCTTTCGGCCTTACTTGATTAGTAGCTACTTCCCATTTTAATAGTTTGTTAGATCCTACTACAAATACACCTTCCATCAAAACCTCGTACGGATCAGAAACTCTTGAATAATTTACTTGGTCTTCTTGCGGTGGATCAAAACTAGAATCTCTTTTAATAGCTTTATCTGCTCCTGATGCAGTTTTCTTAACTTTATAGATATCTTCCATTACTGTTTTATATTCAAAATATAATAACTGTACTGAATTAGAATCTACCTCATCTGCGCCATTGGCTGCTTGGTTATAGTTTTGTGCTGATTGTATACCTTGCTGTTGTATTTCCCCTAATTCTTCCGGTGATAAATGCGGAAATTGTTTTTGCAAGTCGTTGACGTGAACAATCTTTAGTTCTCCTGCATAATATAAGTCACTAAAATAAGGGTCGTCAGTAGCAGACCAAACTAAATTAGACGGATCAACATACTCAACTATTATACCTTCTGTTTTTGAAAATCTGTTTTTAGCTGCCCCAATTCCAATAGTAGTTAAATCATATACTACTCGTTTAGAGATATTATTATAGCGATTGTCAGCGAATATCTTATTGATTGCTTTTTCTTCGGCTACCTCAGCTGTGTCTTTATAAGACATTTCCATATGTAAATCAAACTCATCTTGAGAATCTGGTAATTCTTCTTGGTTGTTTTCTGCCATATCAACTCCAAAAGCTTCAGCAGCAAATGCTGTTAGCTCTTTAGTATCCATATCTCTCATTATGGATTCCATATATTTAGTTCGCTTAGTCACCCCAAACTCATCTATAGAGAAGGCTTTAACTTTAAACTGTCTTTCAGATATACCGTTTACAATAATATCTACAAATTTAGGTATAATAGGAACTATCTTCCAGTCTAAATTCATATAAGATAAATCACCATCAATAGCTAACTCATCTTTATATTTTTGTGTGGATTGCTCGCCTCTTGCGTATAATCGCAAATTATGAAAATTGACTTGGTTACTAGAAAAACGATTTGTTCCAGCGTTTGTTCTAAACCATTCTTGTTCAATTGCTTGTGCAATCTTCAAACCGTAGTCGCTACTCAACTTTTCTTCGTCGGTTGCAACTTGGCTCGGGAAATAACTTTTTATAACTGACTCAGCCATATTAATTGTCTCTATTTATTATAGTAGATTGATCTCCACTTTGTTTATACCTAGCAATACCTAAGTTTATTTTCTTTACTTTTCTTTCTACAGCAGGGCTGTACAAATTCCTATTCACTGCCATACATGCTAAGCCAGAGCTTATACTTGCATCATGTGCTGTTCTATTATTAATATCGAATGAAACCCAGTCTTGTAGTGTTCTTTGAAAATACATATTTCCGAATCCACCTTCTTCCAGCGCTCCGACGTGTTTATCAATGTACCACTCCAGAGCAGATGCATGATCTTGTTTTATTTGCTCACCCGAGTTTGGTACTCCCCCAATTTCTTTTTCAGTTATAGAAAGCTTGTTCCATACTTTATCAGGCCTATTCATTGAGAATCCCCTATAGCCCCTTTTCTTTAAATGATAGAGCAGTCGAGGTTTATTATTCTCCGCTAATATTGGCATACCATAATATACGATTGCCATTAATATATCTTCAAAAAATATATCAGCGGTTGGGGGTCTTGATATATATTCTAAAAAGAATGTATGGGGTGGCGCATTTTCCATACTAAATTTAGTAAGCCCGTGCAATGCCCCATTCGATCCACCTCCACCAACTACTCCTGATATATCATAACTATCACACCCAAATGCCCCAACATGAGCATTTCCTGGGTATTTTATTCCATTTTTTACAATTATATTGTTTTCCAGGTGTTTATCGGGTGTCCAAGATATTTGAAATCTTCCTTTGGGGTTTGGCACAAATTCTACTTTTGTATCTTTAATACCATGCTCCCACTGAAAATTACCTTTTGTTACTAACCCTTGATACTTTGTACCTTCGTTATAATCTATTTGAGCGTAAAGCTTTGTTAAGTTAAATAAACTATTTTTAGCTTCATCTCTAAACGCATGCTCGGTAGATCTTGGATATTGTCTATAGAATTCGTTTAAACCATCTTGATCATCTTTTAACCCATCTACTTCATTTTCCCAATGCTCTAATACCCCTATTTCGATTACTGACCCATCTAAAGCAGTAACTGGTGTTTGTGGAGTATCAAAGACCGGGTGTCCATAAGAATCAATGAATCCTTCGAAGTTCCATTCCATAGGAATGAATAAAGAATGTAGTCCAGAGCTTGTCTGTCCATTGCGATTTCTTCGGGTGACATCAGACTGCCCCCATAATTTTTTAAAGTTGCTTCCACCCTTGTCTAATGCGTTAGAGGTAGAGCCCATCATACATTTTCCTATGATCCTACTACCAAGACGTAAACAAGTTTTTGTTACACGCCAGTTATTTAATATGTTATTAGGTTTTTCCCACTTACCAGATTCATCGTGTACTAGTAATCTAAGCTTTTCCCCATCATAACTGTTATCTCCTGTATTCTTCCAGTCAATTGTAGTGTCAAGACCTTCCATAGAATCCATCATTTCTTGCTCAGGGTTTTGTCCCCCCTTAGCCATCATACCTTTCTTAGTAAGCTTAGTTGCAGGCACTCTAAATGCTAATTCTGTTTTCGGACGATCCATACCATCCTGTATAGGTTTAAAGTAAAAAGGATAGTTAAGTGAAATAGGAACTACCTTATCCGTAAACATCTTCTTTGCATCCGCCCCTGTTTTAGATAAAATACCTAAACGAGCATCCCCTAGTTGTGTACCTTGATTAACCGCTTCACCTGAAGCCATAAATGAAAATCCAGAACGCCTGTTCTTTAGATAGATCATTCCATAACATCTAAGGTCTGCTTTACAAGCTTCCCAAAATAAATAAAACAATCTGTTTGACTCTCTAAAATCTGCTCTACCTACATCAATCTTTGAATGCTGTAAATATACCCAATGACTACCAGTGATATACGTGTCTTCCCCGTTGTTCTTAAACCAAAATCCTTCTGATCTATATTCGAACTGTTTCTCTATATGATCAATCCAACGGTCTTTAAAGAGTCCGGGTTGTCTTTCCCACTCGAATATACTCTTAATCCTAGAAAGTTCCTTAGGCTCGTCCTGTGAGGTCCAGCGTTGTTCTTTCTTAGCAGATGAATTCTTATAAACTTTTTTTGGGGCAGCGGGTAAGGCTATTACTAATCCTTGAATATCATAAAGCTCACCAATAGTACCGTCTTTACTAATAATAACCACGTCATGATCTTTATTGTAACCATACTCCCACTTTTTAGATTTGTTAAGTCTTTTAATTTTATTAGCAGGTATAGGAGTCACAACTTTATACAGTGTTTGCTCGTATCTAACCATACTATTTATTTTTCTTATTTCTTTCTGCGAAACCTTTATAAGATACTTTCTTTTCGGGTACTACTTCATTGAGCATGTCTTCTTCAGTCTTAATCCTCCCCAATATTTCAAATGCATCAAAAATAGCTAACTTCTTTGCAGCAGCAGCATTCTTTAATTTTTCTGCAGACAACTCCTCATCTACTACAGGTGTTTCAACCCCTCCTTCAATTAGTGTTCTCCCTTCGTTGGCAATGATAGGTGCTTCAGCAACTTTAATTAGTTCCTGTACTGCTTTCATTCCAGCTGCTATTATTTGCAACTTGATCTCCTTTATATCCATTGTTTATTGTTAGATTATATGACATGATTCGATATAATTTCTTACCATCTACATTAAACTCAAACTCACTGCTTGGTGTAAACGCTACTACCTCGTTAGTAACTATAGTGTCCTCTTTAGGATCTGGGTAAGCGACAATTCCCCATAAAGGAATTTCTGTGCCACTTTGAAATAATCGTGTTTCTTTAATTGGTTGTACAAAAGTAAATCCGGGGAGTGACTCCCACCCGTTTCCTTTGTCTACCATATATACTTGATCTTCTGGCGCTAAGTAGGTGTCTTCATTAAAATAAGCTCTACTGTTTTTTTCTTCACCCCGAACATCTCTAAACCTTCTAAATATATTATGATGGATCAATACTTTGTGTCCAACTTCTATTCCGGTTTTGTTTCCTATCGCAGGTGTGCTTAATACTATGGCTTCGCGATTTACAAATATATGATTTTGCATTTCTGTGTTCAAAATCAATTGCGTCCCATTTACATCTTTGGTATTATTATATCTTTTACCAGCAGGCGTAACTAAAAAATCGTGGATGCTTTTCATCATTCAAAGTCGATGTTATACTCAATAGCAATGCCCATATTTTTATTAAAGGACTTCCAACGCTTAACCTCGTTAAATTTTCTTATTAGAATTACATACTTAGTTGACTCTTCTAATATATCCGCTATAGTGTGCCCACCGTATACCTCTTGACCAACTGCGTAGTGCATGGCATTACTTTTATAGTCTGTCCCTATACTTATTTTTCTAATTAACGTCGCCATTGTCTTCAATTGTTTTATACTCACCAGTAATAGTATCTATTGATACTTTACCATATTTTAACTCAAGCTCTTGTCTCAGCTTTGTAAAAGAAGTTATAAATTGAGAGTATTCGCTTATTACACCCGCTTTGTGTACTTCTGCACGTCCAACTTCTAGGAGTAGCTCTGTTTGTTTATTTACATGCTCTTTAACTGCCTGTAAGTCTGCAGTATCTAATACCTCGACTTTTTTATTTTTTACTGTTGCCATTTAATTTGATTTTATTTAATTATTCTATTTATTAATATCACGTCAATTTATCTATACCTAAGTTATGCAAAATATTTGAGTAGAGGTATATATATGTTCCCTTCCACATTTAAATATTGAGAATATTTAGAAATCAGTTCATCCTTTTTTGCACTAGCCAAATTAGCGTCCCACCAAATATCAAGCAATATTAAATCATACTGTCTTGTTGGTATGTATGAAAAACAATCACCTTCAATAATATTAATCTTATCATCTAGATACTCAACTTGAGTAATCCAATCAATAAGTTCAACATTATTTTCTACACAGTCAATAGTTGTACAGAGTGGTATGTTTTCAGCTATGTATTGAGGTACAATTCCTAGTCCCAATCCTATCATTAAAATAGAATCAAAACTATTGTTCAATATCTCACCACAAAAACCTTCAACATAAACCATTCCATCATCAATATCGCCCTCATCAAATATCATCTTAGTGCCTACTGCACCATTCCTTTCAACTGAGAAAGAATCCTTTACCACTTCTGGTATTTTATTTGTATCAAATATCATATCTTATAATTTATTAAACTATACAATTTACTGCTGCTGTTACTACTCCACTAGAATCACAAGTTACTTGAGAACTAACAAGTGCTGTTCCCATTCTATACTTTCCTGCTGCTAATGTTACAGTTCCTGGGTCGTCTGAATAACATGTATCATTTACAACTGGTGTTGAATTTGCTCCATCATGATAGTATGTCTGAGTAAAAGCAGTTGAACATACGTCGAACTTAACTGGTTGAACAGTAGAACTAGGTACTGATGTTACTGCAACTCCACTTGTATAATTAGTTGTAATTTCAGTATGTACTATTCCACAAGAGTAAGCGGAGTTTTGTAATAGCAAAGTCTCATCAGTACTAAAAACAAACCCACCACCACCCGCTAACGCTGAGATTGAATTTGCAGTTGTATCTGAAATAGAACTTAATTCTATAAAGTTTTCATCCATTGATAGAATTAACTCCCCTCCAGACATTTCATGAAGTCCTAAACATTGTCCACCATAACCACTACTTGTTGTTGCATAATCTATCTTTGTAGTTGAGGACAAACTTGATGCACTTAAAAGCCAGGCAGTACTAACTGCATATTCACATTTAAATGTTACACTACTTGCACTTCCAGACATTGCACTTCTTTCAAATCTTAAAACATGAAAGCTCAATCCATCATCTGCCCACTCTAATCCACTCCACCTTTGTATTGCACTATTACCACTATAAACATTAAACTCTGTTCCCAATGGAAAAGTGATTGTTGTTGGTGTTGTTGGATTTGACAAAGATGATAAATCCCACGCCGTAGCTAGGGTGTATGATTTCATATATCCAGCATTTGTTGTTCCAGTATAATCTGTATATACTATATACAATGTTGTACCTGCTGAACTTATAAATATTGAATCGCTATATGACCCATCATTTCCATACAAACTACTTGTAAAAGAATCTGCTGATGATGAAGAAAAGTCATATGCCGTTGAAAAACTTCTTTGATATACATTACTGCTACCACCAAGATTATATCCTTGTAGTCCATCACTTTTAAAAAATATTCCCATATTAACAAAGATTAGTATCTGTTGCAATAGAAGAGAATTCATCAACTCCCCATATTCCATCATCAACGTGAGAGTAACCCTTAAAATTACTTAGCCTGTCTTTTACACCAACATAAGTTGGGTTAAACGTTCCTGCTGAAGAAGAAGAAAAGCATGTAGTTAAACTTCTACCACTATTTGTGTCTCCATATATTTCTGTCGTCACATCTTGTAATGTGATATTTCCTGTTCCTACTGCCATATTTATTTAGTTAATAATTTTTCTAATCTTTCTATTCTATCTTCTAATTCTGCGTTCTTAGCTATTAATAAATCTATATAAGCTACAGACTTCATTCCCTTCTCGTCGGTTCTCACAAACTCTGGGTGAACTTCTTCTAACTCTTGAGCTATAACTCCATACCTCTTTTGACCTTTATCAGATTTCATTTCAAAAGTCTTCCAATCTACATCAATATGTTTATTTTCAAACTCTTCAATATTTTCTTTTAGTCTTTCATCAGATGATAATATAAAGTTTGTAGCAGTAACCGTATTAGAGAATACTGTAACTCCCGTAGCACCAATCCACATTCTTGTAGCGAGTCCAGTTCCATTTCCTAACCTAACAGCTAGTCCACTATTTCCATTATCTCTACCTTGAATAACTGTAGCTCCAAAGAATCCAAATGGAGTATCTGTAGTAGTACCCGATGGACTACTAGTGTAGATATAAGTCCCTGTATCTCCAAGAGCATTTGCCTCCGCTTCCGATACATAAGACCTTATACTAATATCTCTCCAATTACTTGTTGTATCTGTTGCACTAATTCTTACACCATTATTTAAACCTGAAACAATGTCAAGTTTTAAATTTGGACTAGTCGTTCCGATACCAACACTACCAGTTGAGGTAATTCTCATCCTCTCGTTAGCAGCTGCATTAGCATAACTTCCACCCGACGTTTGAGTGTGAAAAGATAAAAATGCACTACTTGTACTTCCATCGTGAGCACCTTTCATATGAGCTAAATGGTCTCCATTTCTAGAGAAAGAAAACAATCCAATATCAGAACCCGTTCCTCCATCAGAATGATCTACATTTACTTCACTATTTCCAGTACTAGATACTTTTAATATTCTAGAAGAACCTATTCCACTAGTTGCGTCAATACTTCCTACAGCAAGATTTCCAGTTGTTCTATCATTAGCATCACTTCTCAAGTATTTACTTTGAGTTGAACTAGCTGTTAAATACCCAGCTCCATTTGTAATAGCATTATTATTTAATGATATATTTGCAGTTCCATTAAATGAAACACCAGCTATTGTTCTTGCTGTTTGTAAAGCCGTAGCTGTTGCTGCGTTTCCAGTTATGGTTGTTTTTAAGTCTAATAAACTAGATACAGCAATTTCATTTACTGTACTTCCACCCGCTTCATATAATATTTTATCCGTTACAGCTATAGTAGCACCATCACCAGCTGAATCAATAATATTTCCAGCCCCTGAATAGTCAACGCTTATTTGTACCGTTCCTATACCAGACCCTGTTAAACCACCAGTTCCACTAACCTCTGTAACAGTTCCAGCATTAGTTGTATATCCTGAATCGTTTGTAAATTCACTTATATTTGTGTAGGTTGTATTAGTATCAACCCATGGTACATTTACAACCGCTTGGTTGGCTGTGTTTAATTGTATTCCATAAGTTCTACTTGCAGCGGTTGTAACTGCATTTGCCGCCACAGTTTGATCCGTATTAGAAAACAGTTCAATTCCACCCCGAACAGTACTTGTAGCAAGAGGTAATGAGTAAACAGTATTGGTGTAGTTATTTGCATTTATATTAGTAGCCCCTTGGTCTGTCGTCCAATCTATATGCTCGTTACTTACAAACCCTGTAAGATCATCATGTGTGAAATCAGAAGATACATAAGTGTTTTGTGTGTTTGTATCTGACCATGGTACATTTACTACTGCTTGTCCAGCTGTATTTAATTGAATACCATAAGTTCTACTTGCAACAGCACTAACCGCTGTAGCCGCAATTGCTTGATCTGTGTTAGAAAATAATTCTATACCACCTCTAACTGTAGCTGTTGCTTCTGGTAAAGAATAAACAGTGTTTGTATAATTTCCAGAATGAATATTTGTTGCACCCTGATCTGTCGTCCAATCGATATGCTCGTTTGAAACAAAACCCGTTAAATCATCATGAGTAAAATCACTTGACACATATGTTGTATCTGTTGTGGAATAAGTTGTGGTATCTATACTAACATTCCCAGCTGCATCTGTTTTCATAAACCCAGCTGTAGCTAATCCACCAAACTTAACTGCACCACTTTTCGATAATTGAAGCCCTGCAACGTATGGTGTAAATAGTCCATCGCCAGCTGTACATGAATCAAATCTTAAGCCACCACTATCTTGTACGTGTCTCCAATATTTACCTTCTCCAGTGTAACCAGTTTCCTCAAATATAAATGGAACTGCCGCACTAGCCATTGTTAATGTACCAGTTAAAGTATCCGTAGTGTTTAGTAAATATCCACTTAAGTTTTGGTCTCCAGTATTTGTCCCACTAAGATTGTTTGCAGTAATATCTCCACTAACTTCTAGGTCTACCAGTAATTTTTTGCTTGCCATTCTTTAATATGTGTTAATAACCGCTAAGATTAATTAAAACCTTAGCGGGCTATGTAGTTAGTTTATCCTTGAACTACTATAACGTATTCACCTAAGGTTGGTGCTACGTTGAACGATACTACAACGGTAGTTGCGTTTGTAGAAGTCACTTGTGCTTCAACTTTATCAAAAGGAGTAAGTTTCCTGTAAACATCTACATTGACATATTGTCCTAAAGAGTGAGTAACTGTAGTAGAAGTTGCAGCCGCGCAATCAACTTGTACCTTTTTAACTGTACCAGTTGTAGTCGAGTATCCTTGATTCTTAACATATGCTGTTGTAGCTATTTGCGTAGTATTAGTCCCTGTTGATGCAGTTGGTGCTGCTGGAACTCCCGTTAATGTTGGTGAAGCAATATTTGCTTTTAAATTTAAAGCAGTTTGTTGCGCTGTAGATACTGGCTTACTTGCATCAGTTGTATTATCTACATTCTCTAAAGAAAGTATTGTTTTTACTTCTGCTTCCGTTATCCCTGTGTTTAAACTAGGTACACTCCCTGATGAAAGAATAGCAGGTACTCCTGTATCCGAAACTAATCCACTATAAAGTGAGTTAACCGCGTTATCACCAGTGTTTGAGCCGGACAACGCTAATCCTGAATCTTTAATTAATTTTCCAGATGCTCCATCGAAAAAAGCAACATTATTATTTGAAGCTGATGCCGGTCCAACCACTGCACCATCAATATTAGTTTGAGCTACTGTCCAGTCTGCATCTACTCCTGCAGAAGCTCTATCTACTGTAGCAATGAATAAATCGCCTATTTCAGCAACTACACCTTTATATGTTCCTGCAGTTATAACTTTATAAGACCAACCAGCGTCATAGACCACTAATGCATTAAATGCAGCTAAAGTTAAAGTACCGCCAGTTCCAATAGTTCCTTTAAAGACCATTGCATCATTCGCTGCGGTAATACCATCTACGTAAGCTTTAACAGATTGTTGTGTTGGAATTTTTGTCGCAGAATCTGATACCATGTTATCTTCATCAATAACAAAATCCATACTAGCAGTAGAAGTATCTGATTCCATTACAGCTCCTGCTGCAGCCACATTAGTTGCATCTGTTACATCTGCACTAGTTTCAATACCGTCTAGTTTAGTTTTATCCGCACCTGTCATAACTCCAGCTACTGAAGTAGTAGCAGCGGGAAGAACTGCGTTTGTACCATCACTTGATACTACAGTGTTAGTGGTTGCAGTTGTAGTGGTAGACAAGTTAGTTGTAACGTTGTGATTAATATCACTTACTTTAGTATTGTTAACTTCAACTTCATCAAATTTAGCTTTAGTCATTAAACCTGCTCTCGAAGTAGAAGCAGCCGCTAATGTTGCGTTAGTCCCTGTTGAAGAGTTAACATCTACAGTAGTATTTGTGGTTGTACCTTCTGTTAGGTTAGTTGCAACGTTTACTTCCGCACCTGTTGCTACACCATCTAACTTTGTTTTATCTGTTGCAGACATCACACCGGCTAACGATGTAGATGCTACAGGCAGAATTGCGTCTGTTCCTGTGTCAGAGGAAACTGTTACTGTAGTTCCGTTTCTAGTGAACGATAAATTTGTTACACCACTAGCGGATAAATCTAGCCATGTAGCACCGTCATAAAGATATACAGTGTCATCTACAGTATCATAGTAGATTTGACCGGCTACCGGAGAACTCGGGGCTGCCGCAAGATTCTGCACTACCGCGTTTAATATCTGATTTTTACTTAAATCAATATTTGCTAAATACTTAATTTCTGCCATTTTTTAATTTTTTAATTTGGTTTTTTTTATTTTTAAGGGTTTATTTATTAGTTTAAGTTAGCGCTCCCTGAAAATGCACCTACAAAAGTTATTGTTAACGAGTG